GTATGACAAAAACAGAATTTCCTCAATCAAAAATATATACAAAACCTGATGGTACTGTAATGTATCTATGGGATAAAAAGTTACATAACTGGGATGGACCAGCATTAATACCTGAGGGTGATATTAAAAAACGTGAATACTATTTATATGGTATCCAATACTCTGAAAAAGAGTGGAAAGCACGTAAAAAACAATTAGTAGGTTTACCATTTTATAAAATGCCAGGAACAAAAGCAAGAACTTAATATGAAGATAGGATTAACAGGAACAATGAGTGTAGGTAAAACTACACTTGTCAATGCTCTGAAAGAATTAGAGCAATTTAAAGATTATCAAACTGCTACTGAACGTAGTAAATACTTAAGTAATTTAGGAATACCATTAAATACTGATTCTACATTACCAGGACAGTTTGTATTCATGGCTGAACGTGCTAGTGAATTATTACAAGAAAATATTATCACAGATAGAACAGTTTATGATGTATGTGCTTTTACATTTAGTGCTAAGTCTATTGAATTTTCTCAAAAAGAAATATTTGTTAAAGCATCCATACCATTAACTAAAATGTATGATATTATATTTTATGTATCACCTGAAGGTGTTGAGTTAGAAGATAATGGTGTTAGAACTACTGATCCTGATTATCGTATGAAAATAGATATGGTTATACAAGCAATGTTAAATGAGTATCCACCTAATAGACTGATTAAAATATCAGGAACTACTGAGGAAAGAATACAACAAATTAAAGAAGCATTGTCTCTATAATATTTATACATAAACATAAACCATGGAAAAAATTAGTATTCGTCAAATTATTCGTGAAGAATTAGATATCGCTTTAGATGAAATGGCTAGAGCTAAAGTAATCTATAATGTTAAAGATAAACCATCTTTAGAAAAAGTAGTAGACGCCGCTAAAGGAAATACAAAATTAGCATTACAATATTTAGTAGATAAAGGTGAAATGGCTATAGCAGATTTAGCTAAAGAATTTAAAAAAGATCCAGCAGCATTTAACAATCCTGGTTTCCGTAAATTAATGCAAGATTTAGCAGACAGAAATATAGTTAGTACATCAGCTGGTGCCCCAGCTCCTAAATCTGCTCCTGCTCCCAAAATGGATAAAGTAACTACTCCAAAAGATGGTGAAGAAGATTTTGAAAAAGAAATGCCATCTGATATTGATGTGGCAGCAGGTGAAAAAGAATTTGGTGATATTGGAGCTGAAAAATTAGATTCTGAAGAAAAAGCTAAATTTGAAAAACTAAATACAGCTATTCGTAACAAAGTAGCAAAACTTGAAAAAATGTCTACTAAAGAAAGAGCTAAATCACCAGACTTAGCTGTAGTAAAACAAATTATCAACAAACCTGAAGTTAAAAAATTATTCAAAGCTAAAGGTATTGATGTAATGGATTTAGTTAGTAGTGTAATAGGTTAATTTTGAAAATAAAAATAGAATATATTATTATAGGGATACTTGTCGTTGTATTACTTTTGCAACGACAATGTTCTTCTCCTGGAGAGACAATCACTAAAACTAAGGTTGAAATTAAGTATGATACTATCAACAAAGAAACTCCAGTGTATGTTCCTAAATGGAAAACTAAAACTGAAGTAAATATAGATACTTTTCTTTCTCCTGTAGATAGCTTGGCTATATTAAAAGAATTCTATACCTTATATAACTACATAGATACTGTAGGTACAGATAGTGTTAAAATTGTTATAAACGATTCTGTAACAACAAATAAAATAATAGCTAGACAAGTAAATTATAAAGTTATATATCCAACAATAACCATAACTCATGAAAAGTATTTGAAAGAAACTCAATACTACTATGGTTTTGGTTTAGGAGGTAGTAGAAGTGGTTTTAATTATGTAGGTCCTGAACTTATGCTCAAAACAAAAAATGATAAAGCATATGGACTAGGCTTTGGTGTCAATAATAACCTATCTCCAGTTATAAACTTTAGAATGTACTGGAAAATAGGTAAATAATGAGCCAAGACTTAAAAGAAATAATAAGACAAGAATACATAAAATGTGCCCAAGATCCGGCTCACTTTATGCGTAAATATTGTTATATACAACATCCACAACGTGGTCGAATAATTTTCAATTTATACCCATTTCAGGGTAAAGTACTAAATTTATGGCGTGATAATCCATATTCTATTGTCTTAAAATCACGTCAATTAGGTATTTCAACACTTACAGCTGGTTATTCTTTATGGTTAATGTTATTCCATAAAGATAAAAACATATTGTGTTTAGCTACAACTCAAGAAACAGCTAAAAACATGGTTACCAAGGTACGATTTATGTTTGATAATTTACCTTCATGGTTAAAAATACCATCAGTTGAAAATAACAGATTAAGTTTAAAATTATCAAATGGATCAACTGTAAAAGCTAAATCTTCAAATAGTGATGCTGCACGCTCAGAAGCAGTATCATTACTAATAATTGATGAGGCAGCGTTTGTTGATAATATAGCTGAGACATGGGCTTCTGCACAACAAACCTTAGCTACTGGTGGTGGAGCTATTGTATTATCTACACCTTATGGTACAGGCAATTGGTTCCATAAAATGTGGGTTGCTGCTGAATCATCAGTAGATGATGGTACTGGTAAGAAATTTTTACCTATTAAATTACCATGGGATGTTCATCCTGAAAGAGATGAATTATGGAGAAAACAACAAGATGAATTATTAGGTGATCCAAGATTAGCAGCCCAAGAATGTGATTGTGACTTTAGCACTTCAGGTGATGTTGTTTTTATTAATGAATTCTTAGAGTTTTACGAAAAAACATATGTAAAAGAACCTATTGAAAGAAGAGGTGCAGACAAGAATCTTTGGGTATGGGAACCAGTTGATTACTCACGCCAATATATGGTTGTAGCTGATGTTGCTCGTGGTGATGGTAAGGATCACTCAGCGTTCCATGTTATTGATATTGAATCTAATACTCAAGTAGCTGAATTTAAAGGTCAACTTTCAACTACTGAATTTGGACATTTATTAGTTGGTATAGCTTCTGAATACAATGAAGCTTTATTAGTAATAGAAAATGCTACTATGGGTTGGGCCACTATTCAGACAGTAATAGAAAGAGGGTATAGAAATCTATACCATTCACCCAAAAATGAGAAAACAGAAGCCTCTACTTATTTTGATAAGTATGGAAATAATGATAATTTAACACCTGGTTTCACAAACTCACTAAAAACAAGACCAATGGTTGTTAATAAATTTAGAGAATATGTGAACGAAAGAAGTGTTGTTATTCAATCTAAACGTTTAATTGAAGAAATGAAAGTATTCATTTGGAAAAATGGTAGAGCAGAAGCACAAACAGGTTATAATGATGACTTAGTAATGAGTTTTGGTATTGGATTATATGTTAGAGATACAGCTTTACGTTTTGGTGAAAGTGGAACTCAATTATCAAAATCAATATTGAATAGTTTTACAAAAACATCATATAACTCAGCAGTATACTCACCTAACAACTATTCACCAACTAAAAATTGGAACATGGATGTGAACGGATCAAAAGAAGACATTAAATGGTTAATATAATATATTTATAAACATGGCAGATACAAGCATATTTACACGATTAAAACGATTATTTTCAACAGATGTAGTAATACGTAATGTTGGAGGTAATGAACTTAAAGTAGTGGATGTTAACGCTATCCAGCGTTCAGGTGAAATAGAAACTAATTCATTATTAGATAGATTTAATAGAATTTACACAACTAGTCCAACCTCATTATACGGTTATCAACAAAACTTTAACTATCAAACATTACGTACTCAATTATACTCAGAATATGATGTTATGGATGGTGATGCTATTGTAGCTTCTGCTTTAGATATTATAGCTGATGAGTGTACTCTTAAAAATGAACAAGGTGAAGTACTTCATATTAAATCAAGTGATGAAGACATTCAAAAAATACTATATAATTTATTCTATGATGTTTTAAATATAGAATTTAATTTATGGTCCTGGACTCGCCAAATGTGTAAGTATGGTGACTTTTTCTTAAAACTAGAAATAGCAGAAAAATATGGTGTTTATAATGTTATTCCATATACTGCTTATCATATTGAAAGACAAGAACTATATGATCGTGAAAATCCATCATCTGTAAGATTTAGATATGACCCTGAAGGTTTATCAGCTGGAGAATATGGTTATTACAATATACCAGGTGCTAATCAACCTAGAGGAGTATATTTTGATAACTATGAAATAGCACATTTCCGTTTATTATCAGATACTAACTTTTTACCATATGGTAGAAGTTATATTGAACCTGCTCGTAGGTTATTTAAACAATACACACTGATGGAAGATGCTATGTTAGTACATCGTATTGTTCGTGCACCTGAAAAACGTGTTTTTTATATTAATGTTGCTGGTATTAATCCAAATGAAGTTGAAGCTTTCATGCAGAAAACAGTTAATACTATGAAACGTACACCATATATTGATCCTCAAACTGGTGATTACAATTTGAAGTATAATATGCAAAACATGATGGAAGATTTTTATATTCCAATTCGTGGTAATGATGCGGCTACTAAAATTGATACTACTAAAGGTTTAGAATATGATGGTATTAAGGATGTTGAATATTTAAGAGATAAATTATTTGCCGCCCTAAAAGTACCTAAAGCATTTATGGGTTATGAGAAAGATTTAACAGGTAAAGCAACATTAGCCGCTGAAGATATTAGATTTGCCCGCACAATTGAACGTATACAACGTATTTTAATATCAGAATTATATAAAATAGCTTTAATTCATTTGTATACTCAAGGTTATACTGAAGAATCATTAACTAACTTTGAATTAAATTTAACAACTCCTTCAATTATATATGATCAAGAACGTGTTGCTTTATTGAAAGAAAAAGTAGAATTAGCTGGTAATATTTTAGAGAAAAAATTAATGCCTTCTGATTGGATTTATGATAATATATTTCATTTTAGTGATGATGAATATAATGAATATAGAGATTTAATACGTGAAGATGCCAAACGTGATTTCCGTTTAAACCAGATTAAAGAAGAAGGTAATGATCCATTAGAAACAGGTAAATCTTATGGTACACCACATGATTTAGCTTATTTATATGGTAATACTAAAAATCATGGTACTGTACCTGAGACATATGATGAAAAAACACCATTGGGTCGTCCTAAAGAAAAAGTAAGTAATATAAATACTCAAGATAATGCACTTGGTCGTGATAGATTAGGTAGAGTAGATAATAAAACTGATGATCAAGAATCATTTGGTACAACTAATTATAAAGGTGGTTCACCATTAGCATTAGAAAGTAATAGAAATGAGTATCTTAAGAATAGAACTATATTAGAAGGATTAAAAAAGAAATTAGTATTTGAGGAAGAAAAATCAGCTGGTATATATCTAAACGAGGAACTCATCAAAGATTAACAATTTTTATATATTTATAATAAAACTTACTTGTAATGTTAATAAAACACAACAAATTCAAGAACTCTGGTCTATTATTTGAATTGTTAGTTAGGCAAATAACCGCTGACACACTATCTAGTAAAGAATCACCAGCTGTTAATATACTTAAAAAATTCTTTGTTAAAACAGAACTAGGAAAAGAGTACAAACTATATGATACAGTTTTAAAACAATCTCAAATAACTGAAACTAAAGCTAATATCATTATAGATGAAGTATTAAAAGCTTCTCGTAAACTTAATAGAACTACTCTACGTAAAGAAAAGTATAATTTAATTAGTGAAATTAAGAAACATTATAATTTAGATGAGTTTTTTAAAACTAAATTACCTAACTACAAAAATCAAGCTGCTTTATATACATTAATTGAAATATATAATAGTCAAGAATTGACTAATCCTGACCAAATTATTACAAACAAAATGACTTTATTAGAGAGTCTAACAACTCAACCTATTAAAGAAAAAGAAGTTAGAGATAATGTTATTGAGGAATTTAAAAAATATGATAAAGATTTACGTTTACTAACATACCAAGTATTACTTGAAAAATTTAATGGTAAATATGGATCTCTAAATGATAATCAAAAAACAGTTTTAAGAGAATTTATTAACTCAGTTGATAATAATGCTCGTTTAAGAGATTTTTATAACACTAAAATTGTTGAAGTAAAATCTCAATTATCTAAACTAACTAAATCAATGCCAGATAAAGTTACTCAAATCAAGTTAAATGAAGTTATATCATTAATTAATGAAGTTGATAAAACAGCTAAAATATCAAATGATGATGTAGTGAATTTATTACAGTATTATTCATTGATTGAGGAACTAAAAACTGTTAAGTAATGGACACAAATAAACTAAAAGAATTAGTTAAAAAGACATTAAAAGAAATGTCTATGACTGGTGGAGGAACAGCAGGTGCTGCTTTTTCTCCTGGTGTTGGTATGAATTACGCTACTCCTAAAGCATTTAAAAAGAAAAAACTTAAAGAAGCTAGTAGCTATAAAGGAATTGATGGCTCATTCGACACAGCACTTCAATGGATTTGGTTTTTTGGTGGTAAAGAATTACTACAAAATAAATTAGGAATTTATAGTACAAGCCAAAACTACTTTAGATTTAAAAAAGCTATGGAAAATGGTGAAATTACTATTCAAGACCTAGATAAAGCTACAAAAGGAGAACATGGGCAAGCTGGTGGTATACCTTTTTCACAAACAGCAGTTTGGACACAAGATATAAAACCATACTTAGATAGAGTTAAGCAAGATAAGATTAACGATTTAAATATTGATTTAGAAGAAATCAAAACTCCATACGGTACAGGTAATTTAGGCCCAGGTCCAAAAGCTACAGAACATGGAGTTAAAGATAATTACTATGTTAAAGCATTTGGTTTTAAACCAGTTAATCGTAAAAAACAAACCAAAGCATCTAAAGCCATAGACTATAAAGATTTATGGGATGCTACATATAAATAACAATATTTATCATAAACAATACTACCAATGACACTTCAAGAACAATACAATTTAATTAAAGAAGGTAAAGGCGCTAAAGACGTGTTTGTAAAACATGCTAAACAATTATTTCCTCATTTAGTACCTAACCATTATGGATTTGAATCTGCATCCACAATACTAACACAACGTGGTATTATATCAGAAAATCTATGGGGTATAACTACAGGCAATAATAAACAACCTAATTGGTTTAAATTATTTGAAGAATATACAGCTTCAACTGAAGAAAAAGACACTAAAGCTAACGCTACTAAATCATCTAAAGAAGTAGATGAATATAAAGATAAATCATACCATAATCAATATGAAGCTGAAACTGGTGATGATGTAATATTTGATCAATACTTAAAAGGTATTCAAATTGAAGTATGTAAATCTGAAAACGCTGGTAAAACAGTTGATGAACTTAAAAAAGTAGTATTAAAAAATCTTAAAAAAGACAAATTATACTATACTAAAAATGCTGCTTTTGGTATTGAAGGTATTGGTTACACAGATGAAGCTCCAGGTTTAGGTAAAACTAAAGAAGTAAAAGGTAAATATGCTTCATCAGGTATGGAACCAGTTAAATTAAAAGAGTCAGTAATGTATAGTGACTCAGATGGTGATCGTGAATATGATATGGAAGCTTCAATTCAAGCCAATGAATATTACGATAAAGGATTACAAGCATACTCTGAAGGTGATTTATTAAAAGCTGAAAAATATTATGATGCTGCTTTAAAAGCAGGCGCTTGGTTAGGTTGGACTGAGTATGATTTACCACCATATGAGACATTAAAAGAATCACTTATGAGTACACTTGGAGGTGAAACACCTTATGGTAAATATGAAATGATTAAAAATATTGTAGAACCTAATTTAGGTAAAGATTATAAAGCATATGTTATGTTTGATGGACCTAAAGGAGAATATGATATGATAAAAAACAAATATGCATCTAATACTGAAAATTGGAAGGATCTTTATCGTTCCTCAAACTATCAGGGATATGCTAAAATTTCTCCTAATGGAAATATAATTAAAGCTACAGTTTTAGATAAAGGAGGAATTGTAGGTGCGATATATATCAAAAACTCAATCCAAGAATCAAAACTACGCTCAGCACTTCGTCAATTAATTAAAGAAGAACTTAACTTAAAAGAAATTGATCAAATTGGTGAAGAAGCTGCTAAAGGAGCTAAAGTTAAGAAAATTAATGATGAAATCAATAAGCGTAAGAAAAAGATTAAAGCTTTAGAAACATTAAAAGAATTAGAGGATGATTCAATTAATCCTAAAAAATTAAAAGAATTATATTCTGAAATTAAAAAACTTGAAGCTGCTAAAAATAAACTTGAAAAAAAAGGCAAGAAAAAAGAACAATTAGTTGATGAAATTACTGTTGTAGATAAAACTACTACAAGTGATGAGATAGCTGATATTGCTAAACAAGAAAAAACAACTCCAGCAGCTGTGAAAAAAGCAGTTGATACTGCAAAATCATCAGGTGAACCTGTAAATGTAGCTTAATAATGAAACAAGTACTAATAGAAACCCAACTATTTCAAGTATCACCTAGACAATTAACTGAAGGTACTAAATCAACAGCTGGTAATCCAATTGTTGAAGGGATATTAGCTACAGCAGAAGTTAAAAATGGTAATGGCCGTTACTATAAAAAGGAGTTATGGGAGCGTGAAATAGACAAATATATGTCTTGTGTTAGAGAAAATAGAGCATTAGGGGAATTAGACCATCCAGAATCATCTATTATCAATTTAAAAAATGTATCCCATAATATTAAAGGTATATGGTGGGATGGTGATAAAGTAATAGGTAAAATTGAAATACTACCAACACCATCAGGCAATATATTAAAAGCACTTATTGAAAATAATATTACAGTAGGTGTTTCTTCACGTGGTATGGGTAGTTTAAAACCACTTGGTGAGACAATGGAAGTACAAGATGACTTTGAACTATTATGTTGGGATTTTGTATCAACTCCATCAAACCCAGGTTCATGGATGCATCCAGTGAAAGGAATGATGAATGAAGGATTAACAACAACATTAAATCCATACGCTAAAGTAAATTCTGTTATCACAGAAATATTATGTGCTAATGGATCTTGTCCAATATTTTAACCCCTCTATCAATAGTATTGTTAGACCAATGTCTCCCCTAAAAAGGAGACATTTCTTTTTCACAACTTGGCGTTTTTCAACTCTTCGTATATATGTATACGTGAATATATCGTTCCAAATCTGCGTATACGATATCAAATCAATTATCAATCCCTATTACGCTACAGTAATTAAGCGTATTTCCAAAAAACAATTTGAGGACAAAAACTATGACAAACAGAGATTTGTTAAAAGAGGCTATTGCCGATGCAAAAGCAATCAAGGAGACTGCTATTGCAAATGCTAAAGCTGCTTTAGAAGAATCTTTCACACCTCATCTTAAAACTATCTTGTCAGCTAAAATTAACGAAATGGATTCTTATTATGAAGAAGACGATGTAATGGAAGCTGAAAAAGAAGAAATGGATGAAATGAAAAAATCTGAAGAAGTAGAAGAAGCGAAAAAAGCGGAAGTTGAAGAAGTAGGTTTCGCACCTGAAAAAACAGGTGACTTCGCAGCTGATGACTACAGAGCTAAAGGCTATGGTTTAGAAGAAGAAGAAATGGAAGAAATCGATCTTGATGAACTTTTAGCTGAACTAGATGAAGCTAAAGAAGAAGAGATGGATGAAACTGTAACTGAAGCTAAAGAAGAAGAAGGCGAAGAAGAAGAAACTGAAGAAGAGGAAGGCGAAGAAGAAATTGATCTTGAAAACATGTCAGAAGAAGATCTTAAAAACTTCATCGAAGGTGTAATCGAAGACATGATTGCTGCTGGCGAAATTGAAGCTGGTCATGAAGGTATGGAAGATGAAGCTGGAGCTGAAGAAGAAGAGATTGACGAAGACATTAACATTGATGAAATCTTAGCTGAACTTAAAGGTGAAGAAGAAGTTAAAGAAGAGAAAAAAGAAGAAGAAATGGAAGAAATTAAGAAAATGAAAGCTGAATTAGATGAAGCTTATGAAGCCATCAATACACTACGCTCAGAACTTAATGAAATCAATGTTCTAAATGCTAAACTTCTTTACACAAACAAAATTTTCAAAGCTAAAAACTTAACTGAATCAGAAAAAGTTAAAGTTTTAACAGCATTTGACAAAGCTACATCTAAAAAAGAAGCTCAATTAGTCTATGAAACTTTACTTGAAGGCTTAAAAAACAAAGTAAAAGCCCCAATTAAAGAAAACTTAGGCCGTGCTTCAAAACCAGTGGGTGTTGCTCCAAGTAAAAAACCTATTGTAGAGTCTAATGACATGGTCGCTAGATTCCAAAAGTTAGCTGGTATTATTTAATTTTTACAACTTAATTTTAATTTAAAAACAATGAACAACATTCAATCTCTATTAGAAGGTGCTAACCCATGGAAAGCTCTTCAAAGTGACGCAGCTCGCTTGGCTGCTAAATGGAGCAAGACAGGTTTGTTAGAAGGCTTAAAATCAGAAGCTGACAAAAACAATATGTCAATGATCCTTGAAAATCAAGCTAAACAATTAGTAATGGAATCTTCACAAACTGGTGCTGGTACTGCAGGTGCTGCTTTTACCGCTGGTGTTGGTGAACAATGGGCTGGTGTAGCTCTTCCATTAGTACGTAAGGTATTCGGTCAGATCGCTGCTAAAGAATTCGTTAGCGTTCAACCAATGAATTTACCTTCAGGTCTAGTATTTTTCTTAGACTTCCAATATGGTACAACTAAAGCTCCTTTCAACGCTGCTACAGGTGCTGGTTTCTACGGAACAGAATCTATGTACGGTGTTACTAACCCAGGTGCTAATTTAGCTCCAAACGGTGGTCTTTATGGTGCTGGTCGTTTCTCATACACCATCAACAACACTTCATCAATTTTCTCAGGTACTGTAGCTACTGCTTCATGGTCTGATTTTAACTTTGATGCTAACTACTCAGCTTCAGCTGTAAATAACGAGTGGAAAAAAGTAACATTAGCTAATTTCCCAGCAAACACTGATTTCAATGGTGTTCGTGCTTTCGTTATCAAAACTGGTTCAGTTCAATACACAGATGCTCAACAAGCTTTCACTACTACTCCTGGTGTAGTATTTGCTGGTTTACCTGCTTCTGCTTCATTCTTAATTTCTGGTAACTTGTTACCTCAATTAGCTACTATTGCTAATGTAACTGCTTCTTACCAATTACAACCAACTGATCAATTACGTGGTGACTTTGAAGATGGAAACACTAGTTTAAATACTTTAAACAATCCTATCTCAATTCCTGAAGTAAACGTTAAGATGAAATCAGAACCAATCGTTGCTAAAACTCGTAAGTTGAAAGCTGTTTGGACACCTGAATTTGCTCAAGACTTAAACGCTTACCATGCATTAGACGCAGAAGCTGAATTAACATCAATTATGAGTGAGTACATCTCTTTAGAGGTTGACTTAGAAATTTTAGATATGTTGATTGAAAACGCTTCAGCTGCTACTGAATATTGGTCAGCTATTAACAACATCGCTTTCACTGGTACAACTGGTAACGGTACTACAACTAACTTAGGTTTCTATAACACTCAAGGCGGTTGGTTCCAAACCTTAGGTACTAAATTACAGAAAGTTTCTAACATCATCCACCAGAAAACTTTACGTGGTGGCGCTAACTTCTTAGTATGTTCTCCTACAGTAGCAACTGTTCTTGAATCAATTCCTGGATTCGCTGCAACTGCTAAAGGTGATGCTGCTCAGATGACTTATGCATTTGGTGTACAGAAAGTTGGTAATTTAAACAATCAGTATGAAGTTTACAAAAATCCATACATGACTGAAAATACCATTTTAATGGGCTTCAAAGGAAAACAATTCCTAGAAACCGGTGCTGTATTTGCTCCTTACATTCCATTGATCATGACTCCACTTGTGTACGATCCTGATACCTTCACTCCACGTAAAGGTTTATTGACTCGCTACGCTAAGAAAATGGTTCGTCCTGAATTCTATGGTAAGGTCCTTGTTAGTGGACTAAACACTCTCTAATATAAACTTATAGAGTAAACAAGAAGCCCGAGTTTATACTCGGGCTTTCTTTTTGATATTTATAACAAATATTTGTTATTATGAAGGAACCAAATCGTGAACGTAAAAGTGATATCAAAGCAATTAATGCTTTACAGTTAAATGAGGAACAAAAAGAAGCCAAACGATTAATTTTTGAAAGTCAAATAGTAATAGTTACAGGTAGAGCAGGTTCAGGAAAATCATTAGTATGTGCTAATGCGGCGTTAGATTTTTTAAAGAAAAAACAAATTGATTGTATATATAATACACGTGCAGCAGTTGAAGTAGGTAAAAGTTTAGGTTATTTACCTGGTGCTTTAAATGAAAAATTTGATCCATATATGGAAGCACTAATTGAAAATTTAAACAAATGTTGTACTGATAAAAATGAAGTAGCTAAATTAATTGAGCAAGGTAAAGTAAAAGCAATGCCTGTTCAATTTATACGTGGAAAAACAATTGATGATATATTAATTGTTGAAGAAGCTCAAAATCTAACTAAAGGTGAAATGTTAGCTATATTAACACGTTTAGGTAAAACAGGTAAAATTGTTATTAACGGTGATAATGAGCAAACAGATATTAAAACATCTGATGGACAAATGAATGGTTTGACATATGCTATTGAAATGTCTAAAAAGATTGATGAAATAAAATGGGTTAAATTAAAAGAAAATCATCGCTCAGATTTAGTAGGTAAAATATTAGATTATGAATATGGAAAATAATTCTGTTCAATATTTATAATAAAAATACAATGGCAGATTTAACAATATATTTAAATGAAAAAATTATTTTAGATGGTAATGATAGAGGAGTAATGTCAACTCAAACTATTACTGGGGTAAATAATGTTGATAATAGAATATTAAATGTTCCAACTGGTTCATATACACCTATATTTTATTTCCATCCATCTAATATAGATGCTGGAACTTTTACTACAGGTAGTTTTAAATATGGAAGAATAACTAACAAATCTTCATCAGTACCAATCCAAGTAAGAATAACTGCTGATACTTCTCCATCTGATTTAACAAATACATCATTTATTATAGCCCCCGGTAACTCATTTTTCTTATCAACTACTGCTATTACTGGGTCAAGTCCTGGGAGTAATACATTTACATTTAATCAATATGTTTATTATGTATCAGTAGCACCATCTGGATCATCAGCATCTGTTGAATATTTTATAGCAACTACCTAATAATAATAATAATAAATTATGACAAACATCCCTATATG